GTCGACTTGACATTTGGCGAGCTATTGTGTGTTCGATGAAATGCGGACCTCTTAACTTCAATACATCGTCTGGCGTCCACTCGCGCGCAACGCCTTGAAATCGCTCACCATGAAATGCTTCGTTTAGTTCGTTGTAGTTTCTCATTTATCCTCTACGAATATATAGATTTTCTTATTTTTAATCCTAGAAATAGTTCCGCTATCTGTATTATAAAGATTAGCTATTGTGGCTTGGGTAAAATTACCCTGCTTACAAAGATGTCTTATCTTTGTTATTTGGCTATCTGTGAATTTTCTTCTTGGATTATTTCGACTTACTTTTTCACGAGAACTTAGTGGGTGTGTTCTACTCTTGGACGATTTGCTAATTTTTTCCTTAGACTCACTCGTGTGTTTTCTACCGTAAAACGGATTATTTTTACCGCAAGAAAACCTGGAAATTTTTTCTTTAGCTTCTTTGCTGTGTTCTTTACCGTAAAATGGATTTAAGCACCCAATTCGTTTCTTTGAAAGCTTAAGTTTTGTCTCTTCTGAGTGAGTCTTTCTAATTGGATTGTTTACTAAATTAAATCCAAATTTTCGTAAAAACGATTTATATTTTTGCATAAAATACAGTTCTCTACTAAGAAGGTCAACTTCGCTACAAATTTCAACAACTGAAAATATAAAATTTATAGAACCATGCTTATTCCAAGCGCGCTGCAAATATTCGTTGTCGTGCTTATTTTTATTTAAAACTCGCCTATGAGCGCCAAATCTTCTATAGATAAAATCTGAACTTCCAATATATATTTTTCCAGTTGGGATACATTCTATCTTATAGATACCACATTCTTTAATTCTCGGCTTATTCATTTTGGATTAAACTGTCGTTTTTCAATAAGTCGCCATGTTTCCTCTAATGCATTATCGTATTTTTGCCCCAACTCCCTTCCTATATCAGCAAAAATTTTCAGCACCTCGTTCGTATCGTGGATGCCAAGGTCTAATCTTTGCGAAATTATAATTCGATATATTCTATCAGTCGCTAAATCCTCCATGTATCCATCAATAAAAGACGCACCTTTCCCGCTTAACACACCAAAACGATAAATAATACACGTCTTTATTGCATCTTTAGTGCCACGTAGTGTTGTCGGTAATTCCAATAAATCACTATATGTCGAGATATCCAAGTTTCGCTGCTCCAGAGGAGGAATAGCACCTATTTGGTTTGGTTTTGGAAACTGCTCAATAGCTATATCGTTGACAGATGGGTGGCCTGTCCATGCACCAGAAAATCCACATTTGGCTTCGTTTTTCTTATCTGAAGCGGTTTGCTTTAGTATAGTAGCGTTCTTCTCTTCAGAATAAGAAGAATTGGGATATAGCGCTGTCATACCACCTATCGCAAAAAGACCATGTCTATTGCACACATCTACAATAAGTTTACGTAAATTCTGAAAAAACGATACATCTGTTGGAATCTCATTTCTGTCTGGGAAAATAAAGTCCCCATAATGATAATCAATAAACGACGCCATGTAGTCCCAACGACCAAGATTCAAGCCGACCAGGTAGGGTTGAAGTTCGTAAATGAAGGTTTCTAGCTCAAAAGCTAGTGGATACGATTCCACGAGCGCCATTGCCTTAATCGTACCGCGCTTCCACCCCTTAGCTCGCTCAACAGCGCCAAATGCATCGCGCCACCACCTTGCCTCCTGAGAGTTCTCGCTCTTCGGAATATAAATACATGGGTCGTGTTTAAAATCCTCAAGCTCCATGTCATAAAAATGCATAGCGATATCAAATAGGCTCGCACTAGTATACTGCCTTTTGTTATTCGGTCCCATAATGTTTTGCCCCATGTGTAAACCGCGCACACGAGTCCAAATAACACTTGGAGAACTAGCATCAATCTCCTCAACGCCCCACTTGAGTGTTCCGCGATGCGCTTCCTTAATTGTCCAGTGGCCCTCCATAATGGCGCCGGGAGTATTAGCACACGAATCTTCTAGGTCAAGCATTACTCCAGGTGAGTGAGAATTAACCATACGAACAACTAGCTTCGCATCGTTTGCTGGACCAGTCATTTGGTTGCGCTGGTCTTGCATCCACTCAGGAATTTCCCTGCGCCATTCTGGCGTTTCGTCCACCTTATAGGTGGGTTTCTTGCCGCACCTGGCTGCATCAAGAACTCGGGCACGCAGTTTAGCTAGCCTTTTTTGCTTAGAAGACAGCTTGCCTTGGTCTAGCTTGGCTAAAAACTTTAAAAACTTACGAGACAGGGGCGTGGTAATTTCATTAATTTCCATTATGCTACATCCAGTACATTGTAGAACAACATGGCTTGTCGCCACGGTCCTTGCATTAACAGTGGAATAGTTGGCAGTTCTCGTTCGTTGTAAAACGGGGCTTCGCGCCAATACTTAAAATCAACACCTTTATATGAATTTTCCCTATGAGAAAAACTAGGATGTGACTTAATAGCTTCTGGATGGTCATCTGGATAGCTTAGGATAGTGCTAAGGTCCTCAGAATTATTTACGAACTCAAGAAACTTCTCATCAAACTTTTGAAAAGCGCTACTTCCATCTGAAAGTTTAAACTTTTCGAGTTCACTCTTGTAGAACTCCTGCTTCATAGTATGGAATTCTTTACCCTTTGCGTGGCCGTAATGCCAAACATACAATTCTGGAATAAAATATCTCTTTGTTTGATATCCTCCATCAAAATACGTACACTTACCGTTTGCATCAGTTGCAACAGGGTGAGTATGATATCTCAGCCCATCTTGATAACGAATTACCCTTTGATGCCAACAGTTCCATTCTGGGTGTACAGCTTTGATGTGGTAGAAGTCCCTATAGAAATGAAGAAAAGTTGGAATAAATTCAGATGCATTTGGACGAGCACGAATACAGCGCCTAAGACGCTCTATTGAGCCCTCCATGTAGAACTCGTCGCAGTTATGCACAACAATCATACCCGCAGCATCACAGAAATTGTGAGTCTCTGGAACAATAAGGTCGTACACCCACTCCTTGGTTTTGCCTTGATTTACTTGAACCACACTCTTGGAGTTTCTTCTTCTTGTTACATCTTGATAACAAGAGTATGTCGTTCCATTTCTACTGTGGTTATCATAAAATTGGTCGGGTTCCCTGTAGGTTAGGGATAGGTCTTTCCCAAGATATTTGTTAAGTAGGCATATGCCCCCTAGTAGCTTAGGTGATATGGTCGTCGCAATTTGTTTGGTAGAATTACTAAGCTCAATGGCGTGTCCGTCGCCAGTATTGTATCCATCAAGAAAAGCTTCCTTAGAATGCTTATCTAGATGAAAAACAAAACTCGGAATTTGCTTATTGCGTGCGCCAAGACCAAAAAGCTCTGCAAAAATTTGAATAACAACCGATGATGTAATCGCCAAGTAGTGAACTTCGGTTCCTGTGTGCTTTTCTGTCACGCCTCGATGTGACCTAAAGTCCCCAAACCCTTTAAGGATTTTCTCACACCTATCCACGTCGTGTTTACTACCACAAACTCTAAAGTTTGCCATTGTCTTATCTACAGACCCTTCGGCAGCATAATGCCCAAGTAACCAACACAAGTCTTCGATATCTGGACCAAAATATAGGTCTTGGAAACAAAACTTTCGTTGGTCTTTTCTTGGAGAGTTGTAATGCAATCGAAGGTCATTACTATGTGGGTCGTCATTACCAATAAACATCCCTAGTTTATTAATATCAATCCAATCGGACAGTTTTATTTCCCCTATAACATCTTGAGTCACGCTCGATGCCTGAAGCAAGTCTTGACTAGAGGTCTTATTAAAAAACTTTGCCTTCGTATACAAAACCTCCTGACCGTCAACTTTACAGGCCAACTTATGGTCTCCAGTCGTCCTTGTCTCGCCATGCTTACTGCGGGTTAGAACGATTTCCTTGTCTGTAAGTCTCCTCGTAAGCCTAGAAACCTTCTTCCATTCAAGCACTACTTCACGCACCTCGCTAAGTTTTTTGCGAAGACTACGAATAACAGAATTATATTCTTGATTTAACTTTAGTTCATCAGACTCATAAAGGTCCAATACAGCTAGTTGCCTCTTCGTTAACTTCGACCTAAAGTAGCCAGAAAGCTTAATCTTCCCTCGGTTTTCTTTTTCAAGTTTATGTTCTGGATAATTGACGCGGCAGACGGAGAGAGTTTTTAAGTTAGACACAGACAGAACTTCTTGTCCACCAATAGACCTATATTGCCAGTAAGATTTACTGTCTTTATAGAATTCAAAAAGCTCCTCAAGAGTAATAACCCGTGTCTTACCATCTATTTGAACAGGAACGCACCTGTCGCCAGTCAGACAGTCTACGATGAACAGCCACTCGCCTTCGCTGGCGACGTCAAGAAATACCTGTTTTTGTTCTTCAAGAGATTTGAATGGGCGCTCAATTTGATAGAATTCAACCTTTCCATCTGGGTCAGGAAATTCACGAATAATCTCGCGGGTTTTATCAGTGGAATGCCCATCAGGAGTGCTTCCAGGTCTTCCTTCGACGGCTCCCTCCACAACCCTAATGATGTCAAATTCGTCATAGCAATTCCTTAGATTATATTCAATCCACTCCTCTTCGTTGTGGGCGGCTAAGCACTTAACCAACTTAATTGGCCTATTAGTAAATTGGAATTCATCTAAAACCCCAACTATTTGCTTATTCACTGTCTAGCTCCACCTCAACCTTAAAAATATTATGAAGTGGGATATTTGTTGAAAGTTTTTCTGTTGTAAGTGCAATAATACCATCATAAACTCTACTATTTTCAAACTCAACTTCCTCTACTGTTTTATCCATATATGTAATTTTAGCTATCATAAAACACACTCAATCTTTTCTACAGTATTTTTCCAAGAGAACTTGCCGGCGGTATTAAGAGCAGCCTGTGACTTCAAAGCATACACTTCGGTTTCATCTATTTGTTGACGCGCAGTATGTGCTTCAACCATGGCTTTAGCAAGCTCGTCAACATCGAATGTACACCACTCGCCTTGACCCTTAAACCAGATACCATCCTGAGCGCTCTCCATTCCATTCGGTTCTACTAGGAAAGAATTTTTTTCATTGCAGAATTCAGTATGCCCAGAGTAGTTAGTAACAATTGACGGTTTACCGCAAGCCATCAATTCTAGAACCTCCAAGTTCCATCCTTCTGCATGGGCTGGGAAGACGCCCAAATCGACCTGGTTATAGATTTGTTTTAACTCAGCCTGAGTATTTACCCTTGGGCGAATCTTGATATTTTGCCCCATTGGGGACGAAATGTACTTAAGCTTCCACTGCTCGTTTTGCAACCCAATAAAATCATTCTGGTTAATCATCCAGAGTTCAACGGGGTCATTTGGCTTAAATGCTTTACAGAATGCCTCTAGTAATTCGTTGTGTCCCTTGCGCACTTCCCATTTCCCGATATTTAAAAAGACCGTCTTATCGCGCGTCCAATACGAGCGCTGAGCAGCAGCCTCCTCATCTACGTGAAAGACGCTTGAGTCCACGCCAAGGGGTACAACATGAATTGGCATGTCGAAACCCTCAGCTTTAAGAATTTCCTTAGCCCATTCTGAACAAACAAACAATTCGTCGCAAGAGCGTAAATGATGCTCTTCTTGCATATCGAATCTATTTAGCTCAAAGATAGGCCAGCCGATGCGCTTACCCCTACCTGGCATCATAGCCATATCGTTTTGGTGCCAAATTCTAATTGATGGCGCATCTGGTGGAAATGTTTTTGCGGCCTCAAGGGCTCGCTGAGCAAAATCTACAGGAGCCTCCCATTGCGGTTGACCAATTGGAAAATATGCAACCATGTGGCCCTCGTCAGCAAGAGTCTTTAGAACATTAAAGCCGACATTTCCATATCCAAGTTGATTGATTGGTGCGACTAAATTAAGAAACATCTTTCCACATCCTGTAGTATTTATCTATGGCGGCTATTAGTGTAGCCCCAACTTTTTCATGTGAGAAATCTAACACACGCGTTTTTGCCGCAACACACTTATTCTCCCATTCTTCTTGTCTATGAGTGTAGGTGTTGAAAGCATCCCTCATGCACCGTTGAATATCGCACACATGTGGCTCGTGCCACTTCTCCTTCGCTGTATAGAGGAAATCATGTGGATGCGGCATATCTACAACTGGACTCATGTGAGAATCCACAAGCCAACCACACTCTGGTGTAATAAACTCTAGCGGCCCAGTTCCCTGTGTAGCTATCGCTGGGAGGCCATAGCCAAGTGCATCAAAATGCGGCACGCCCCACCCTTCGCCTCTTGATGGAAGGACGTAGCAATCTGCGGTTTCGTAGAGTCTTTCGATTTCTTCGAAACTCGACACTCCATGAATTAATTGAATTGGGGGGTAGCTCTTAAGACGCATTGCGTGTTTGATAATGTTTACAATCTCCATCATCTTATCGCGCTCAGCTTCACCATCATTTGGGCTAAAATATGTTTTCAGAATTAGCGCAACATTTTCATCTTGATTGAATTCACTTAGGTAAGCCTTTAGTAGCGGGTCTAGACCCTTTTTCTTGCTATACTGACAAATAGCCAAAAACTTAAACCTATTGTCTATTTGCGAAAAGCGATATGAGTCTACTTTATTCTTATATTTTTTGACATCGCAAGCATATGGAATTTGTTCCACTGGAGTAATAACTCCGCAACGCCGAGCAACCTCTGCGTTTTCCTTAGTAGGAACAATCACAAGTTGCATTTTATTAAGCTGCTGCACCCACAACTGAGGAATCGTGTCTGTTTCCCAGCAGAATGCGCCAACATTAAAAACGCCAGGCATCGGTTCCATTTCATTTGGTGTTGTTTGCTGTATGAGTATCTCTACATTGTCAATCGCCCTATTAGCCAACTCAGATTCGCGCCTATCTCGCTCATAATTTCCACCGTCATAGATTAAATCTCTAGTTGTGACATGAGCCCCAATTGAATCTAAAGCCCTAACGTAATCGCGGGACGCACTAGCATATCCGCTAAAATCTCTGAGCGGAGCCACATATAGAATCTTCACGCTTGACCCAAGCGGCCTCATATGAGGACTCCTGGCGCACCAGTGTTAACTATTGTCCTTTGTGGTGGCTGTATGCCGCGTCGCTTCAATGATTTTATCCAGCGAGTTTCTTCAAACTTATTCTCTAAAAGGATTTGTTGACGGAAAAAATTCTCAACTTCAGCCCTAGAGGTTCCATTTAAAAGAGAGACCATCCAGTCGTTAAACCCCTTTTCATCTGGTTGACGTCTAAGAATATTAACATATAGCCAAATCACAAAATTTCTATTATCGATATTTGCTGGCGGACGCTCATTACTCATAATCTCAATTCTAGGTGGAGCATCCCACGTTTGAGTTCTGTCATGAAGCTCTACTGAATCAAAAATATTCTCATATTGCTTCGCCGTAATTTCCCAAGTGTGCATACGCTCACACGTCTCTCTGGCCTCTCTACCAAGGGATGCGCGAAGCTTGTCATTAAGCGCCAGTTTACGCATCTTATTCACCATATCATCAAGGTCTGGAAGCGAACGACGAGCAGCAGTTTCTGCTTCGTGATAAAACCTTTCTATCTTAATTGGCAAACCGCCGCCATTTTCTACGTGGTCCTCCATGGCTGAATAATTCTGATATAAACCGGGAACCCCGCACGCCTTGGCTTCCATAATTGGTAGACCCCAGCCCTCACAAATTGCCGGCTGGATATACACATCTATTAAGTTGAATATCTCTACAAGCTTGTCTTCATCAATACCATCATGCGTTGATGGCATGTGCGCGGCCTTCTCGCCACAGCTACGACAAACACAATATCCACGCTGGTCTGTTGGTATAAACCAACTTACATATACGTCCTGACAATTGTTACACTTATAGGTGAAAAGAACGTGTCTCTGGATATTGAAACGATTAAAGATATAATCTGGAAGGTCCCAGCCAGCGTTATCTGGCCAACTTGTATGACACAACAAGACACTATGGTGAATCTTTAACGCATCTTTTTCTGATTTCGTTAGAGACTTACCACTGTTCAATCTCTTTTTGATTCGCTCAATTTTACTGCGCGGCGCATATTTGTTACGCATCCTCGCATAAGCCTCAAATAAATCTGGGAAAAGCTTGCGGCGCTGATTGCGCATCACTGTGCCAAAAACCATTAGGGATTTATTAAGATGAAACTTATCTCTTATTTCGTCTTTATCAAGCGGCTTAAAAACACTCAAGTCGCAACCTGGAGACGTAACAGCACCGACATCAAGCCCATCTTTTTCAAGAACTTTTTTCCCAAAGCGACTATAAGCTGTAAGAACATCAGCATTTCTATAGATTTTATCAATCCACTCGCGCTTTGACGGCGCAGAGTCAACAGTCGGGGTTAACACAAGCTTATAGTAGTTCCTATAGCGAGAATTCGTAAGGTGCGCGAGCATCCATGGGTCTCTACAGTTATGAGTAGTCCAAGACTTTACACAATAGCTATTATCCTCTTCTACTTCAAAATTGTAAACCAAACCATCATATGGCTTAATTTCAATACTAGTTATTGATGATGTTAAAAATCCATTTACTATTTGCGTTCGCCTTGAACTGCAAACTGGATTCGTTGCATTCTTAAAATCATAATTAGATTTATCTACAATTCTATGTAAATCTTCACACGCACTGCCGTATGTAGACACCTCGTATGCTGTTTTATGCGTTTCCTTTTCTCTCAAAGAATATGTTATATTTGTTGGCACACCAATCGTAGTGCACAACGCTCTATATTCATAGATAAGATGAGGGGCTGTATTGGCAAAAGAGACAGTTCTTTTTTTGTAGCACCCATCAGAACGAACCATTCCACTTATTAAGTTGGAAATAATAGAATCTTCAGCGACATAGAAATGCTCTGGAACGTGTAAATCTTTCAAATAATTATCCAAGAATTCTCTAATTACTACAGAATGCGCATATATGTCTTTAGCAGCTTTATCTACATATGGTCTAACATTAGCCCGTAGTCCAAAAATATCTTCAATGAGCACTTGCGCATCGTCTATTAAATTAGATTCATTTTCTCCAAAAGTAATTTGGATACCAGGATAATTAATATAGCCATCACCCAAAATATACCCAATAAGGCGAGCAAACTTCTCGTCCACATCAATATATCTATTAATTAGATTGCCATGCGATTGTGGGCGTAGCTTATCTTCACCAACTAAAGTATAATTTTCTACATAGTCTGTAATGTCTATTGTGTTTTTTTTTCTTTCCCCATTAAACTTTGGAAGAACGACCAGGTCCCCTTTCTTTAAATCCTTTGCCTTAACAAACTCTGGTTTTACATCTTTATAAATTTTCTTATAAGATTTTTTTCTATTTGTTTGGTTGCGCTTTTGAAAAACCAAAACGGGATGATTCGGCGTAACCCTCAATGTGTCTCTGTTTCCATTTACGGAGATTTTAACAAGTTGACCATTATGGCTTCGGGACCATGCAGATTTTACTGGTCTAAACCTACCCTTATGAGTCATAACTAAATCGCCAGCAGCTATATCTTCGATTGGCCTATACCCATGTCGAGTGTATACGAGTTCTCCAGGTGGCACGCAATCAAAAACTACGTCTGGCTGAAAATCGGCCAGAACTGCATTGATTTTGTGCTTACCAAACTGATAAACCGCCTTTTCGTTTTCAGGCAAGGCGTCAAAAGCTTGTTTTTCCTGCTGATTACTTGGCGACACACCGTAGAACCCCCACGGAATATTCTTAGCTCGTGGGTCATTTTGCGAAACAAACGACGCCATTTCGGCCAATTCGTATCTTCCAGTAGTATGTAGGCGACGAAGCACCTCCCGATTGAAGGTTGCAAAACCCGTGCTCAGGAAAGATGCCTCGCCACAAAATAAAATTCTACGCTTCATTAGAATGGCAGATTGTCTCCACCAGTTGGAGCTGCCGCTGGCTTATTGGCGGCCCTTTGACCATCCCTACTCTTCTCTAGGAAATCAACCTGAAGATTTGTCACATAAAGCTTAAGCTTCTGGTGATTCTTGCCATCCTTCTCCCAGGTATCCATCCTGAGTTTACCCTCAACTAGAAGCGGCGTTCCGCGACCCACATGTTTTTCGACATAATCGACCTTCTTGGCCCAAGCGTCGCAATCAACATAAAGAGTCTCATCTTGCCACTCGCCGCCCTTCTTGACTCGCTCATTTACTGCGAGTCGAATAGTGGCGACGCGAGAATTCGGCGTATCGCGAATTTCTGGGTCACTACAAGAACGGCCACCAAGCACAACTGTATTTACGTTAAACATTACATTCTCCTTGCTACTATAATCATAGCTCTTTCGTATTTTCTGTAAACCTACAGATGAGAAATATCTCGCGCCAAAAAGCTGCCGCGATTTTTTTTACCAGTAATTAAAACAGGGCGACCCTCTTCAATTATCCAGGCTATTTTATTGTAATACGATGCAAAAACAACAACCCCATCACAAAAATATGTATCGTCAGATACTGTCAGAAATGCCATTTGATTGTGATTTTTATCTTTATGTAATTTGACCTTTTCAATAACTACGCCAATCGCACCCTTGGTTCCCTCTGGAAGTTTTGGAAGATTCTTTAGCTTAATGTTAACCTTCGGGTTGTCATAAAGCTCGACTAAGCTGCCAGATAGAGGAATACCAAGGAGGTGTTTCTCGTATGCGATACACATTCTCTTTGGATTTCCTGCTAGGGAGCGATTAAGCTCATCAACGGCCTCAATAATTCGTGGGCGCCGCGACTTGTTTGGAACTTTTGAATCTAGAAGTGCTTGATAAGCAGATTTTAGTGGATTAGGATTCTTGGCTTCAGCAAAAACTGGGAGCTTCTCAAATACGAATTTCCGCTCGCGCTCTGTTAAAATCTTGAGCAATTTGTATTGAGCCAACAGTTTAACTCTTGGATAGTCTAGATAATCCAAGCACCCAGATTTAATCAATGCTTCCGCTACATTACTCTTAATCGTGATTCCATTACGCTTCTTGCCAGTTGATGTCGTGTATTTGCTTTTAGAAAAGCACTTGACAAGAAAATCGCCTGGCGTCTTACAGGTCTTTATTACTTGTAGCTGTCCAGTAGCGTTTGAGCCAACGCCCTTGATGTGCGAAAGCCCAAAGTAGATATTCTTTCGCTCATCCATCTCAAAGTCAATATTCATCCTATCAAGACGTGGGGGATAGACCTCAATATTAAAGTAGCGCGCCTCGTGAACAAGCTCCTCGATTTCTTCAAGACTATCCTGCTTGCCATCTGAATTTGCAAGCATGGCACGAAAAAATTCCGCTGGATAGTTTGCTTTTGCATAAGCTGTTTTATATGCAATTAAAGCATATGCTACGCCGTGAGACTTGTTGAATCCATAGCCCGAGAACTTTTCAATCCAACTAAAAATAGTCTCAGCAAGCTCTTTGGTGTGACCGTTTTTCTCAGCACCATCAAGAAAATTAATCTTGACCTTTGCCATAACGTCGGCCTTCTTTTTACCAACAGCCTTGCGAGCAACATCAGCTTCCTGAAGCGTAAATCCTGCAAAATCACTACAGATACGCATGATTTGCTCTTGATAAATCGGCACTGAATATGTCTCTGAAAAGATTGGCTCAAGAACGGGGTGAATGTATTCCGGCTCCCACGTGCCATCCTTAACTTTGATATATGTATGTGTAATTGACGAAAACTCACCAGGCGTCTCTGGTTTCTCGCGAAATTCGGCCTCAAGACACCCAGGGCGAATTAAAGACAATACGTCAGATAGCTCATTAATATTTCTCGGCGCAATCTCCTTGCAATACCTCTTGCCCAACTGCTTTTCGAGTTGAAATACACCCTTTGTCATTCCGCTCTGAATTAGCTTCCATGTTTTTTGGTCGTCAAGTGGAATTTTGTTAAAATCTAACTTTTTCTTTTTCTTTGAAATTGCCTCAATAGCATTGAAGCGGTCAACAATCTCTGTTCCTTCAGCTTTTGGTGTTACTAAATAGTCTCTTGGGACACTCTTTACTTTTTCAACCACTCGTCAAAACTCCTGGGCTCATACATTTCAGCGCCGCCGACGGCCACTTTATTAGTATTTGTTTTGTCTTTTCGGTATGTTCTTGTGGCGCTATTTAATTTTTTAGCAGCAGCACAAACGGCTTTTAGGTGAATAATTTCATCAGCAATTGCCAACAAGTGTGGCATAGCACCAAATGGCTCGCCGTTAGAATCCTGGGATAACCCACTAATGATTAATCTGGGCTGCGAGGGGAAATCATCATGCCAACGATAGAGCATTCTGCAAACCACTTCGATAAGCCCATCTAGTTCAAAAAACTGCGCTTCATCAATGCCAAAAATCGTTGGTGGCGTAAAATTTTCCGACGGCATTAAGTTCGCAAAATCTTTTGACCATTTATATATAAATTCTGGATGGTCTTTGTCACACACATATCCCATTCTTTCCTGACCATCGTGAGTCCTTACGTGCACATCGCTATATCTATCATCATTCGATGGCTTATAAATGCACGCAGTTTGACCAGCATGGTGATATGAACTCACCAGCGATAGTAAGCGTGTTGTTTTGCCGCTAAACATCGGACCAGTAATTACAGTAAGCACTAAGAGTCCTCCCCTTTGTTACCCTTGATGCTAATTCTGTTTTCATCTCCGACTTGACGCGACTTAAAGTTAATTCTAACGCCTAGGTCTTCAAGCTCTTTGCGCTCCTTCTCTAACTCTTCTTTCTTATCAACACGACGCTGTGCGTCTTCGCCGACATCGTGCCCATAGGTCTTCTCAAACCAATCACCAGCCCAAACTTTACCTACTTTGCGTGGAAACTCACTAGCTATAATGCGGCGCTCCATTGCGTCCTCTTTACACTCTGGACAATGTAGTTTTTTTTGTGGGTCAAATGAGATTGGCAAAGATTCCATTTGGGAATGTTTGCACTCACCACATAAATATTTATATATAGGCAATTTCGAACTCCTGGTCTAATACCTCGTGTTCACGAATCTTCTCTATTGAGCAAAGCGCTAAAATAAACTTCTTCTTATCCCCACCGTTTTTAATAGTTACATTCGCGGGGTCTTTAATGAACTTCTGAAGGTCGCTTGTTTTAAATACGTAAGCTATTTTTTTGCCTTTACGTGGAACAACATAGCAAACATAATCAGATTTTGTAGTTATAATACCAGTTTCTTTATTGCCATTTGATAATTCAAAGCATAAATTACCTGTTCGCGCTGCCATTATATCGTACTTAACCTCTAGGTTAAAGGATTCTCCACCATCAAAAGAAACATCTAGGTCTCCTAGTATTTGGTTTTCTTTAGTGTGCTCCTCAACTTTATATCCACAAGAGCGATAATATTCAGCAAGTGTATGTACCGCCTCGTGGCTTCTAGATAGGTCTCTTAAAAATGTATTTTTTCTAGACATATTGTGATTCGTCCCACCCTTCGCATTTTGGACAAACTGGCGTCCATGACGCAGCTTCTAGGTCAGAAAACTCAAATGTCTTCTGCCATTTGTGGCCACAACAATACCAGCGTCGAATTACCTTATTGCCTTCAAAAGACTCCATGACTCTCATCCGGTGCTTCCAAAGCCGCCCGAGCCGCGCTCTGTCTCGCTCAGTTCGTCAACTTCTACAAAGAAAGCTTGTGGTGCTCGCTTAATTACCAATTGCGCAATTCGCTCACCAGCTTCAATTCTTTGGACACACTTACCAGCGTTGTGTAGCAAAACCTTAACTGCGCCCCTATAGCCTTCATCAATTGTTCCTGGGCTATTAAGCACAAACAAACTGCGCTTGGCGGCGAGTCCACTTCGCGAACGAACTTGCATTTCCCAACCGGAAGGTATCTCCATCCGTATTCCGATATCAATCATTGCTGTAGTTCCAGGGTAAATAGTGGCGGATTCAACTGCTACAACATCCGCACCGGCATCTCCAAGCTTTGCATAACTCGGAAGTTTCGCATCTTGATGTGTTAGCACAATTTTAACTTCAGGTTTCATTTACTTCATCCTCAATGTCACTTAGAACGTCTAATGTTTTAAGGCTTAATAGGTCTAATTTGAGATACCCTAGCGAATCAATCGTCTCCATATCCCATTCCGTCATTAGGTGCTTTTCTTTTGTATTCCACCTAAGCGGAAAACCTTCCGAAAATGGCTTATCGGAAATCAGAATACCGGCAGCGTGAGTCCCCCTGCTCTTTGGGCACCCCTCAAGTTTTTGAGCAACGTTAAAAAGGCGCGGATAGCGCTCTGCGTACTCCGCAAGCTTCTCGTTTTCTTCGAGTGCATCAGCGATTTTAGCTGGCTGACCGTGTTTCATGGGAACAAAGCGAGTCATAACATTTGCATCATCAAATGCCATGCCGCCCTGCTTACCAAGAAGCTTAGCTGTGTCTTTAAGGGCGGCTTTTGACTTAAGGGTGTTAAATGTAATAATCGGAGCAACTCTGTCTTCGCCAAAACGCTCCTTTACATATGCGATTACTCGCTCCCTATCCTTCTTTCCGATGTCGATGTCGATATCGGCGAGAGACCCTTTGCGTCCTGCATTGTAGAATCGCTCCCAGATGAGGCCGTATTTGAGGGGGTCCACGTCAGTGATACCCAAACAAAAACTAACCATAGAGCCGGAAGCAGAATTGTGTACAATATAGCCACCAGTAAGAAAACTTGGACTATCTCCACTTACTGCTAGGTCATAGACTTTACCAGAAAACTCTTCAATAGACTTTTCTCTAACTGCACAGTATAAATATTTATCATCCTCAAAGAAATAATTTTGCCTAGTTTGCTTAAGTCCAAAAAGCTCACAGATAACACTAGTTTTGGCGAATCTTATTTTATAAGAATCTACCTCATTTCCATCATATACTCTCTTCGAGACTGACGACGGAGTGTCAAGTAGATAGCCAAGAAGCCTAATATTATTCATGAGCGCTTCACTAGTCGTATCAAATGAAATCCTACCACCACTCAGGGAACCATCAGACCAAATTAACCCCACAAGAAGACCTTTAAGTAGATTCTCGCTATGCATAAAGCTATCTGGAATAAACTTTGTATGAGATGTGCAATTCCCAAAGATTTGCTTAAACATACTATTAAAAAGCTTACTATGAATATCAACCGCGACCATTTCCTTAGAAGTGTCCCTAACAGAAAATCTCACGCCTATAGTTGAAAGATATGTCTTAAGGAAACTAATCGCATCGACATCAGAAGTGCCCAGAAAGATTGAAAGTCCTGTATCTGACTTAAAACAACCATCTCCAATCCATAAACCAGCAAACTTCGCAAAATCCATATCTATTGGTAGTCTACGCGAAATCCTTGAGTAATTCCACATATTCTTTCTAATATAAGAAATCCAAAGGTCAAGGCTATCAAATCCGCTATCAATAAGGTAGCTTGTTAGTGTAGAAACAGTGGAGTCAGGACACCTTTCAACGCCCTCATCAATCACTCTATGAAGAGTTGACCTTGCAATACCAGTTGCCTTATTCACATCCCTAATTGAGAAATCATAAGGCGAATTAACTCTCATCTTTTCGATAAGTTGGTCTCCATCTTCACTACAATGTTCAGGAACACCAAAATCCCAAAAGGAAATAGTTTGTTCTTGTAGGAAATTCTTCTTGACTTTAGGAATGCAAACAAAGTCGCCCACTTGCACATCTTCTGCTGCAACCCACGTGTTTTTCTTATTTGAGGGATGAAGAGATTTACCATACACCGTTTGCTCGTCGCCTACTTTAATTAAAACCTTGTGGTCCTTAGTAAACCTACATGTTGACCAAAAATCAAAGTAAGATTTAATCGATACTACTTCTTCATTGATATCGAAAGACGACTTATTAATTACAGAAACAATGTCTCCAGTGCTATTAAATACCTTGTCGACATTTGGTCTTACGTCCATTATGGACTTATACCCATCCAAAGTAGACACGTAAGAGTCAGAAGTAAGACAACCACGGCCAGGTCCCACGGGGATATCTTGAGATTTAGCCCAGGACACAACATCCCAAACGATGAGAAAATAGTCCGCCAATTTCGCATCTTTAATATCCCCTAGTTCTTTTGCTAATCGCTTGCGGTGCTCTTCTGTGCGATTTAGCCAACTTCGTTCGTATACGCGCTCATAGCCACGCGCAATTAGCTCACAAAGGTAATTAAATGACGCCAAGTCGACCGTCTCGCCGCTCTTGATGTCACCTGGATGATAGTGCGAAGAGGGTATGTCGTCAACACCACAATCGTCAACGGCACAACCAACTTGTGAAATATCTGGAATAAATGCGTATTTTGGAAGATGCATACGCTTTTCAATAACAACATCGCCAATTCGCTCTGCAATTTTCGCACTTTCCTCAATCTCTTTTTGTGTGAGTGTGCTGCGACGCTTTTCTCCATTTTCCGTTGTAAGGTCTTCGTTTAACATATGGTGGGCATCTTTTAACCAATATTCTTTGGTGGAGTAATATGGTCGCGTTCTCTGACCCTCAACGTCGTCGCGGGGACCATAGCCAACGGGGTCATCGAATGTATTTCGCGTTCGAATAGCCCAGATACCCTCGTGAGCCTCTACGTCGTTACGGTCCACATAGTGCGCATCTTGACATCCAACGACCGGCAGTTCGTGCTTTTGAGCCATACGACGCATAACATCATTGACTCTAATTTGCACATCTAGCCCACCATCTTGAAGTTCAAGGTAAAACCTATCGCCAAAAATACCCTTTAAGATAATAAGATGTTTTTCTGCGTCCTCATATTTCTCAGCGGCAATGTGCCAAGGAACAACCCCCTTAAGACAAGCCGTTAAGCAAATTAGGCCATTTGAGTAATTCTTTAAGTCCTCATACCCAATACGAGGAGCGTAATAAAACTGCTCATTTGCCCTAGTGGTTAGTTTTTTGATATTTGTCCACCCCTCTTGATTCATGGCAAGAAGAATTAGGTGATGATTTAATCTAGACTTTTCTTCCTTGGATTTAGCAGGGTCTGGAACCATATAGAATTCGCAAGCTAAGATGGGTTTAATACCTTGTTTGTGGCATTCGTTATAGAATTCAGGACACCCAGCCACTGTACCATGGTCTGTCAGACTAATATGAGAATGCCCATATTCTTTTGCCCTCTTGACAATATCTGGAATTTTACTAATTGCATCTAACTCGCTATATGTACTATGCAGGTGTAGGTGGGTCATTGGTATCTTCTGATACTTCTTCGACATACAAATCTTCTTCCTTTTGACCTTCGTGAATTATAAAATAAACATCAACCGCATCTAGCGAAATTGTCATTGCTTCGTCTACATAAATTGGACATTCATCCTTACCGGAATATCGAAGCTGCTCTAAAAAAATAGCATGATGGCCAACTGTAAAATCTCTTCCGTAAACCGTAGTTCCATCAAGCAGTTTTACTGCTATCATTAGGTTGTTCCTCACGATACTCCTTTGGACCCACGTAATCTCTTCCAAAGTCTGTATGGCCCTTACAAGCATACTTAATCTTATCGATATTCTCTAGCCCAACACGCTGATTTTCTATTGGATAAAGATTGCCCCAACAATCGTGATATGGATTTGTATAATCGCAATACAAAATAGGAAGGCAAAATTGACCCTTCTTTTTAAACTTCTTGCGAACATCCTTGCAAGTATCATATCCAATACAATAGTTGCACAACCATATCTTTTGCTGTCGCGGATTTCTATCGCCAGAGATTACATCGTAGTTGTTGCGCAAGCTTTGTAGTGTAAGTTCGTCATCTTCTGGAGACAAACAAACAGTAACTGGGTTAGACTTAAGATAATAGAGGGTAACCATTACATATTTATACTTGGGAAATAGAAAGCGAGCAGCGGCACCATAAATTCGTACCTGTGGGTCTAGGCGCGCCTTATTGTAACTCATTGAGCGACCAGTTTTATAGTCTATTACCTCAACGGTATTTTCATCGACCTCAATAACAAGGTCCATGAATCCTCTTACCCGAACTCCATTTAACTCCAAGTCAAAGTCTTGCTCAACTCCGAGAATTTTTTTAACAAACTTTAAATTGCCATCTTCACCTTCGGTCGTCTCTAGTGGCTTATAGTCTGTCCTATTTAGTGTTTTTTCGATTAGTTCTACATCGCTATCAAAATTTCCACGCGGACAACCGTCTACTAGAGCGGCCTTTTTCTTTGCCACAAGACAAACAGAATCTTTGGAATACCACGGACACTGTTCGCAATTTTTCTGCTGCGGATATGGGTCGCCGCCTTTTTCTGGCTTACGGTCATCGAGCTTCCATAGTTCACTTTCTACATAGCACTCTATAAGTGTTTTTTTGTAATCCAGCTCTGCATTTTCGTCTTTTCCCAAGACTGCATTTGCATACTTTTCCAAGGCGAGGTGAACGGCAGAACCCTTTTCGCTATAAATATTACCCTCTCGCATAGAAGGTAACTGAAGATGATACTCCAAAAAATACTTAAAGGCGCAATCTTTATATGTTTTAATGCGTGAAGCAGTTGCGTGCGTACATAACATAGCTACCCCTTAGGGTTTCATCTTCTTTTGTAATTATACTTAAATCCACTCTCTCCCATTTGTGCTTATTTATAAAGTTTGCCATGGAATTTCCAAGCCGAGGGAGCGAAGCTTTTCCTCGCATTCAGACCTCTCGCGGTTTCTCTTCAATTTACCAGTTTTCTTTGACCGCTCAAGCCAGCCGAAACTCTTGGCAACATGATTTGCGTGCCACGAATCGTCATCGATATTTGAAGTTTTCTTACCGAGAGCCTGAACTACAGCCATATCTCTGGCCGAAAGCGTCAGTCCTCCTCGTAGAGGATGATAGTCGTTGAACGCCGCCCAGGTAAGCGGAACCCAGCGAGCAACAATTTCCTCGCCAATAACTGTGGCATAATCGCGGATTTCTTTCTGGGCGTGCGAGTCCATGCGAAGTGCAAGAAAATGCAAAAGATTGTGTAGGTCTATTTTCCAATAAGCCTCGGTATATGTGGATAGAGGGAGGTCTTTGCGTGCCTGCTCCCGCGCCACTCCGTTTTCGAGCCGCTGGTTATATGTAAATCGCGCCATAGCCTGTAAGTCACGCTCTGCCTGACTAAGTCCGACGCCCCTTTCGCTATCTAGGCGTCCATCCGACCCTTGTTTATTGCCAAGGGTTTGACATCGCCATTCACTTGGCTCAGTTGTCTGACTACTATCTATAGCTTCACTATAACGAGTAGAGTATTCATTTATTGATGCCATTCTGTGCCGCACCATTTGGCGCCACGCATCCATAGGTATTCGAATGTGTAGCTTAATCTCACACATTTCTGTAGGGGTTGTGTGTCTATGTCTCATTAAATAGCGAATGAGTCCTTCGTCCTCTGAAACCCTCTTCGTGCCTTTCCCATATGAAATTCTAGCCGCATTTACGATAGAAGTATCAGTTCCCATGTAATCAACGACACGAACAAAACCATCATTCAAAACTTTGAATTCCTTACCTAAAATATCATCTAGAAATTCTGATTTCTCTCTCATAAATCACCCCATGATTTTCTATTTAAAATTGCACTCATTGTGCTAGATGCAACATTATATTTTTGACATAAAGTTTTGTTAAACCCACGTTTAACTCTACCAGAAGGTCCACGTGGAATTTGCATTTGATAAGGCATTTTCTATAGCAAACATATATTGAGGAAATTTATTCATTTGCGACCCTCAGTAGCACATCTGCATGACATCGCGGTTTACAACCCCAACAACCTAAGTTCCAACCCTTAAGCTCATTTTTAGCATCTTGTCTAATCCAGTCTTGAGCAGGCTCCATTATCCACTTTTCATACTCGTTAACAGCTTCTTCTACACTTCCTACGATATGTTTTGCAAGTGTTCCACTTTTATGTGAAAAAGGATTCCCATACTTTGTTGGGCGTCCAACATACACAAATGTTTCCGGTTCAGCTTTTTTGCAGTGAACAACTTTAGGCATTTCTAAGTGTCCTTTCAATTTTAGCCGCTAATGTCTCGCGCAACACGCCAAGCTCTAAAATGTCCATGTAGTGTCTCTGAAAAATACTCTCAACATCCAAAAGAAGTTTTTCTCTAGATGTCCAAAACGGCCTAGTCTTATCCTCAAGTTGTATCGGTTGAGGGTTCTCAATAATAGCTTCAAAATGACTCACCAAGTAGGGCGGACCACTCGCGCACGGATTGTCAAATATGCTACATCCAAGATATTTCATAGCGCGAGGAACGAGGCCAGTCTCTTCTTCTAATTCCCTAAAGGCAGCTTGCTCAACGTCTTCGCCTGGGTCAACTTTACCACCAGGAAGTGTAAAGCCACCCCATCGGCGATTTGTAACAGCTAAAATCTGACCATCTTCATTGTATACTGTTATTGTTACACTACGCTTCATCTAACTTCTCCATGTTTTTAGCTTCTACTCGCGCATTAACAAGGTCACCAAACGCATCTTTACCTTCCATTACATCTTTATACCTGCGGCGCTCGCCAGACGCATGGTCGATTACCTCGTTGCGACATTTATTGTAAGTGCGCACCTGTTCTGATGTGTCTGGGCGCTCATGAATTGGCTTAAGTGCTTCCCTAACTCTAGAGAGGAGTACTTTTTCAGCGGCCTTTTTGTTTTGATATTGAGATTTAAAGCACAACGAATTTGCCTTAATTAAGCGACCATCTGGTAGTTTTACCGTAGCTTCTATTGCGTTTAGTGTCTTATTCGAATGCTGGCCACCCTTACCGCCACTATTATATGGGCGGTAATTAATCTTTAGGTTCATTTGCAAGTGAACAACTCCTTTTTATTAAGGTGGTTCAATATTTTCTTGCACATTTTTTTAAGTTGCACAATACTCATATCATACTTCATAAAGTTTGCTCTTTTCGTCGTAAATTGTAAATTGTCCAATTCGTTTTCACCACCCTTGCATAATGGAACGATATGGTCAACAGCAATATTTTTACCAATAATTAGTTTTTCGCCAGAAAGCGAGCATGTATAATTTTGTTCTTCAAGTTTTATTTTAAATTCATCCCAATGTTGTGTATTTCCAAGATATCTAATAGAAATTTTTTTAAAAAAACACATACTACACGTCATAGATTGCGTATCATTATCTCCACCGCAATAAAGACACCTTCCATCTTCGAAGCGTTTTTTGTATCTTTCTCTACACTCTTTATTTTTAAATCTACTATGTTTTATACATAGTGTTCTTGTAACCAAGTCGCCCGACCCACATCTAAAACAAACCATATTCCTTTTTCGTTTATGGTAAAGACTTTTATCGACCATTTTGATTTCTAGTAAATGGGTCTTTTGCTTCTGGAAACTTATCTATTACATCTGAGGCTAATTTATCTAAATTTTTAAAGAATTCTTTAGAAGCTCCCGGTGGTGGCCTATCATCCACCCAATTATCATTTATCATAGCATCCCTAAGTACAACAAGTGATGCTATCGCTTTGGTTATATGACTAAGACCGCTATCTGGGTCTAAATCTTCAAACTCCCACCACTTTACTAAATGGCGAAATGTAGCATCGTAATATACAGACGACCGAACTCCAGATTCTCGATAATTATGTCGTCCATACTTACGAGCGCCTTCAAGCATAGCCAATCCTAGCTCAAGTATAACTGGACCAGAAACGGTAGATATCGGCGCCTTGCGCACCCCTACTGCATCCTTGGGGTTCGTATCTTTCTCTGAAGATTTTTTTTCAGGCACAACCCTACTCTCTTCATCTGCGATATTGTCGCTTTGATTAAGAAATTGCGAAGTATGAAAACCTTCTTCCATCTTGCACCCCACCTTGTGTTGATTGAATTGGAAACAAACTGGGCACTTCCATCGGTTTCTATAGTAAATGAATCCGTTATGAGTCACCTTTGAGGCGGTTTTGGCCTGAGCCATAGCATTTAAGCAACCCATAAATGTCTTGCACTTTTTACATGTCACACAAGAAGGACACCCCTTACCATTTTGAATGTCTGGACCTTCAGGGCAGTTACACTTAAGCGATTCCTTCAAGTTCAAGAAACTCCCCCCATGACTTCACCCTAGTATAGTTGTGCACTTCATGAATACCTCTATTCATTGGATAATCCATGCAATAAATACGAGCATCTGTGTTTGCGCAAATCTCTGCTATTGTTCGTGGAGAATCATCAATAAAAACATCAACTCCATACTCACGAATTAGCGGCGCTTTTGCGCCATGAGCAAAATGAATATTAGCATGATACGGGAACTCATGTTGAAGCAAAGCAGCCTTAGTATCATCTAGAGCATACTCTGGCCTATTTGTAACATACAAAATATCGTGACCGGCAGCATAAATTCTATTCAACCCATCTAGAGCGTGAGGTAATAGCTCCAAATTGCGATACCCGCCAGCTTTACCAAATTTATCGAACTCTTCCCAAAAAACGTCACTAGAAAGCCCATCTATGGTTTCATACCAGTAGTATGAGGTAATCTCTTCGTCTTTTGGGCACTGAATTCCAATTTTATCTTCTAACCATTGCGAGAACCCCTTAAGAAAATTGAAGCAAATCCCGTCAAGGTCAATTCCGTAAGTTGTTTTTGTCTTCATTATCTTATCCCAATCGCAACCTCTAATGTAGCGAAATAGTCGTTAATTACGTTTACTGTCATATCTCCAAAGTCCTTATAGGAATCTGGCAATTTAAGTTTCTTCACATCAAACATACAAGACGCCTTTTTCTTGAGATTCTGTGAACCTATTTGTCCCGCCGCATCATTGTCGAGTGCATCTAAAATCGCAAAGGCGCCAGCTTTATAAAGTAGTGTCATTTGGCCTGAGTGAAGAGTCTTGCCTAAAATAGACACGGCATTTCTAATTCCAGCTTCTTCAAGCCTCAGTACGTCAAATGGACCCTCAACTACGATAACAACGCCAGTGTTTTGGATATGAGGAGCAGCATTATTTATATTAAATAGGTTTCTTGACGCCCATGAGCCTTTTGAATGCCTCCACTTAGGGATGGATTTAGCTTCCCAGTCCTCATCTAAGGTGCGACCAGTAAATCCGACAATGCCACCATTAATATCACATACTGGAACTACAACGCGACCAGACATATACTTGTGTGGCTCTAAGCAGGCTCCAATTTGGTATTGCTCAACCAACCAACGAGGAAAGCCGCGCCCCTCAAGGTATCCATGATACGAAAGACGTTCTAAGCAACTTGGGTCGTATATTTTGTCGGATTTTTCTTCTCTAGAAGCTTCAATGAACTCACGGTTTTTCTTTTGGTCCAGTAGTTTCTTAATCTCTTCTTTTGAGATATTCGAGTCAACGAAACCCTTTGTAAAATCAAGAGCATCCATAAACGAACACTCTCTAACCCCCATGATTAACCCTATGATATCCTGTCCATAATCCTTTTCGCACTGATGTGAAAAACATCTCCACATCTGCTTATCGATATGCCAACTCCAAGCATCTCTTCTAGACCCACCATGAACGGGGCAAGCTGCGACATAATAATTATACCTTGGTGAGTAATTTATGCCAAGTGTATCGAGAATTTCCTCTACCCTCAGTGCCGCAAGTTCTTTTATCGTGTCAAGTTGTTCGCGTTTCATGAAATATAATTAATCAATTTCTTAATAAACTTGCGCCAAGACGTAACAATTTTATAATACTTACCACAAAACCCACAAGACGGAAAGAGAACATAGTCGTCTGGATATTCTATTTCGTATCTACATCCCCTACATTCAAATATCATTAGTCCTCCCGCATATCTCCTAGCGGCCCAATATCTTCATCTTCAAGTCGGTCTCTGAATTCGGGATTCCCCTGGATAGCCTCCAATACTTCGCTATGGCGCTTATCTTCAATAAACTGACCGGACGATTTATCAAACTTTAAATTTACGTGTTCGTTATAATCGTGTCCGGGGCCACTGCGAGCAAGAATACCCTTCAGTATGTAATTACCCCGTTTGGAACCATCTGCATCCAACTCTTCTTCCTTCTTTGCTCTCATGATTGTTAGACTGTCTAGATTATGAGTAATTCTATCTGACCCACTAACAGTTCCCTCAGAATCTACCCTAAGGGCTTCTCGATTAAGCTGTCCAAGACACAAGATTGGTATGTTAAGTTGCGCTGCTAGGTCGTGAATTGCGCTCATAACAAAACCGAGCAATTGCCATTCTGCGGCCTGTTTTAAATCAGCGGGGTCCATAAGCTTTAGATAGTCATAGATAATTAGACATTTGGGCTTGTCGCCTTTAGACTCACTAACATACTTATGAAAAAACTTTCTAATAATTGGAATAACATACTTAATACTTTTACCCGCAATATTCTTGTAATAGAAAGGAGCATCTTTAACCGCTCCAAAAGCTTCAGTGAGAGCATCAATATCTTTTTGAGAAGACTTCCAGGCTCCACTTTCAATTCTACTATATGAAACACCACTAAGAATACCGGCTGTTCTCATTTGTTGCATTCGCAACTGTAGCTCTGTGTCTAAATACAATACGGGTAGCCGTTGCTTAACCGCAACCTCAACAGCGCAATGCGCACTAAACTGACTCTTACCGACTTTTGCTCGCGCAAACAAACCAGTTACGGTTCCATTTCGTAGAGCCCCAACATCCCTTTGCCACCTAGGTAGACATACATCTAAACCCAAAAGGCTATTCTTGTCGGCATACTCATTAATTACTTCTTCAAAAGAATCTGCAACACACTCAATGTCATCACCACCATCATCTATTTGCTGGAAGCTTTTAAATACAGAATCCTCAACATGGTTCTTGATATCAATGGCGCCACCATCATATTCCTCAACCTCATCCTTGAGGACATCGAGTATTTCAATTGTTTCACGCTTTACCGTAGCGGTTTTTACAGCCGCGACATACTTGCCAAGGTTGGCACTATTTACCTTGGTATGCTGGATGGCATTAATTAAATCACCATTGTGTGTAAGGTTTAAAAAATCATCGATGCCGCGCTCTTCAGCCCTGCTTATTAGGACATATTGGTCAATTTGCGCATCTCTATCCTCTATTAACACATCCTTAATTAGTCTATAAATAATTTGAGCGCCGCTATTGGTAAAATCGCGCTCAGTTAAAACATCATCAACATCAAATAGCAACGTTGGTTCTTTTATAAGAATTGAAAGAATTGCGCGTTCAGCGCCTATTGCTTGCGACATTTTGTGCCTCTCTAGACTTGTGGTCATAAATCTTTTTAATTACTGCTATCTTTTCTTTTAAAGCATCATGGACTGGTTTCACTATATTTAGTTGGGCACGAACCAATGTAAGTTGCTCCCTATCTGAATGTGTAGATTCCAGATAGCGAACTCTAGCAAAAGTAACGCCCATTTGTTCAGCTAATGTATATAGATGGTTTGATAGAATTATCATGCAGGCACCAATCTTATCGATTGGCTGTTCGCTGAGTTCTCCAGATGCGTTTAGCGCCCACTCTAACTCACCAGTGCTAAAGGGCTGGAGCGAGTCCAACCCTATCTTCTTGCGCCATGCTTCTATTTCTTTTTTAAGGTCTACTGAGTGCGCCATTGTGTCTCCGAAAACACTATAGTCGACCCCATAATCCTGGTCAAGGAAGACACTTTTTCACTTTTTCTTCTTCTTCTCCATGTGTAATTACGACAAGTGTAATGTCATTTAACTCACACCACTTCTGCTTGCGGACATCATTCTTCTGTTGCTTAATGAAATCCGCTCTCGTGGCATGAAAAAACTTGTTGTATTTGAAGTGCTGTGACCCATGAACTTCAACTGCGATTTTTCTACGCGGTAAAAAAAAGTCTAAGAACAGCCCCTCGCCAAAACATGGGAACTCTTCTAGAATGTAATCTAGGTTGTAAACCTCACTAAGCCATTTGC